TGCTCCCAGTGCCGCAGCTTCCAGAACTGCTCGTTGTCGATGATGCGCCTGTCCAGATTTTGCTTGCCCGCGCGATAGCGCCGCAGCACCTCCGCCGCAGCCCGTACCGCCTCCGCCCCGATCTTCACCGGAGCACCGGCGTCCCGCGCGGTCCTTGTCTCCTGCTCCATCCGAGCACCTCCCTTTCATGTTCTGTCCCTGCCCCCGCCCAGCCCGAAAGTTGCCCGCAAACGTGCAACGCCCCCAAATTTTTTGTCCCAGCCTTCCCACCAAAAAAAGCGCAAAAAAAGAAAGCCCTTACGGGCTTTCTTTTTTATTTGCTCTTAGTGACGCTTTTTAGCGGTCCACGCCATACCGGTCACGGACAGCACCGCTGTCACCGCGTAGATACCCACGCCCGCGTCAAAGGTCTTGGGAGAACCCTTGGTGGTGGTATCGGGGGTGGTGGTGCTGGGGGAATAGTAGTAATAGGAGGTGGGCTTGGTGTAAGTCTGGTTCGCGCCATACTCAGTATTACCGACCTTAACAGAACCCTTGATCACGGTCAGCGTGTCGCCGCCACTCATGCTGTTCACAGCAGCCTCAATGCTGTCAGTGCCGACGTAGTAGACGTTCTTGAGGGATGCCACTGCATTGCTGCCAGCATAGGCGCTGACATCGCTGGAGAAGGTGCCACCGGTGATGAAGTTGTCTACATCCGCACTGTAAACCGCACCACCATACACGGTATCCCCTTGCGTATATGTTCCTGTACTCACAAACTTACCGTTGGAAATGTCAATGCCAATACTTACACCCTGCTCCGTACGATTATCCGGGTCAGCTTGGTAGAGACCGTAGATACCATTGAATGTTCCACCCGTAATGTTTACCTTTACCTCCTTGCCGAGTTCTCCAACAGCTCCATGCGGTGCAATGGCAACCGCTACGCCACTGGCCGTAGAGCCACTCGTGGGCGACGTGTTCGGCGCACACATAAAGGTATCAGAATTGCTCGTGAATGTGCCGCCAGAAATATTCAACGTGCCTCTGCGGATTTCAATAGCCACATCACCACCGGTGATCGTTCCGCCCATGACCGTCAATGTGCCAACCTGCGGATGGTAAATCGCACCCGCGGCACCGGTGTGGATAACTTCCGCGCCTTCGTGTATGACAATCTCCGTACCGCTGTTATTCTGTTTGCTATCGATACTTCCTTGTCCCTGTATCGTCGCATAGATGCCCTTGCTTACCAGTTTGCCGTACACATCCACCTTAGCGCCTTTTCCGTACAGATACACGGAACAATCCCCGCCGGACTCCACTTCAACGCCCTTTTCAATCACCAATTCAGCCGGTGTAGATGTACTTGCCCAAGTCGCAGGGTTATTATTGCCCGCCAAGCGGAATGCTTCGCCCGTGGCAACAACCTTTCCGTTTGTTGTAGCAGTATTCTTTACGATGAGGTAGCCGTTGGAAACTTTGATTGCCGTTGCAAGGTTGTCTTTTGCTGTCAAGGTATTCCCATTCAAGTCAATGGTAACACGCTTTCCATCTTTGATTTCCAGAATCTTGGACAACTCAAACGAACCAGCAAGCTTGATCTCTCCGCCCCCTGCAACAGCGTCTTTCAATTCCGTTTCATTGCTCACCGTTGTTATATCTGCCCAGCTTACGGTGCACAGTCCCAGCGCCATGACCAGTGCCAGAATGGTTGCTAACAATTTCTTCATGTCTCATACCCCGTTTGTTTTAGATTTCCGCAGACACACTCGTTTTAATGGAGGTTAAAACGCAAATGCAGAGGTACCTCTGCGGATAGTCAGATTATAGCACAGCTGCATAATTTGTCCAGCCTTTTTATGGAAATTTTACACATTTTCGTCGTCTGCGAAATTCGGACCGGGGGAGGGGCCGCGCCCCTCCCTCGGTTTCTCACGGCTCCCGCCGTATCTCCGTCCTCTCCCGGGGCGCGATGGGCCGCATCATGCAGAAATACCGGCTCTCATCCGCCGCGTGGTCCTCCTGTCCCGTGTCCACATCCTCCGGCGCCGTGGTGCTGTACGACAGCCCCGGCACCGTCCGTATGAACGCCCGGCAGTTTTCGAACACATACAGCATGGGGTACCCCTCCCCGTCAAAGCTCATCCGGTAGTGCAGCTGCATCCACCCCGGTATCCGCCGGTTGTCCCCCTTTTCAAAGAACAGCCGGTGCTTCAGCGCCGTCTCATAAATGCTCTCGCCCCGGCTGGCGTCCCAGATGGCCGGGTCCGCCACCCCCCGTATAGTCCGTCCCCGCAGATACGGGTGCTCGTCCTCCATCCGCCGTATCTCCGCGAACTGCCGCTCCGGTGTCCACAGCACGCCCTCGTCCGGCGTTCCCGTGCAGCCGTACAGCTCCAATATCCGGTACACGCACCCGTCGAAGTCCACCGCCCACCAGCCGCAGGAAAAGGGCTTGGCGTACCCGAAGTCGTAGCTTCTGTACACGTTCCACTCCCGTGGGATGTCAAAGGGCCGGATCACGTGCGTCCACCGCCGGTCCGCGTAGTGCGCCGGGTCGTCCGTGAACTCCTGGAACACCTGTCCCGCCAGCACGTCCCACCGCCCCTCCAGCCACGCCGCCCGCAGCTTCGGCGGCAGCGCCTCCAGCTGCCGTATATACTCCGGCTGCCGCGCCAGCAGCGCCCCGTTGTCCGTCACCCGCGCCGGTATGAACGCGTACTCGCCCCCGTTCTCCCCCGGCTCATACCGCCGGTCGATAAACAGCCGCTTGATATACCCATGCCCCGGCCCACCCGGGTTGCACGTGTAGTAAATGCGCTTGGGAAATTCGTTCACGCCGCGCACGCACGCCGCCAGCTTCCGCATCCACTGCTCCTTCAGCTGCGTGGCCTCGTCGAAAAAGATCACGTCGTACTCCGCGCCCTGATAGCGATCCGCGTCCCGGTCGCAGGCGCAGTATCCGAACTGCAATACGCTCCCGTTCCCGAACACGAACCGTCTCTCCTCCGCCCGGTATACGGCCGTACCCGCCAGCTCCAGCCGCAGCGTCTCCAAATGGTTTGCCTCGATCTCCGGCATGGTCCGCCGCACCAGCAGCATCCGTATCCCCGGATACCGCTGCGCCAGCAGCTTGGCCTTGCACCGCACCGCCCAGCTCTTCCCGCCGCCCCGTGCCCCGCCGAAAGCGACGTACTTCTTTTTGCACCGCAGAAATTCGTCCTGCTTTGCGTTCGGCGTCCCGATGTATATATCCTCCATGTTCTCTCCCCCTTGTCTCTCTTCTCTCCGTGCTTACTCGCTCAGCGCCCGTACCTCCTCTCCCATCAGCACCTGCACCGTCTGCGTCGCGGTCCCGCCGCCCAGTTCCTTCTCCAGCCCCGCCAGCGTCTGCAATATCCCCGCCAGCTCCTTCAGCTCCTTGGTGCACGCCTCACCTTTTTCCGCCTCCTCGGCCGCCCGCTTCGCGCCCCGCATCAGCGCCCGCGTCATTTCCAGCAGGCAATTCCTGCTCTCCGCCCTGCGCCGTCTCTCGTTCCGGCACCCGCTGACCCAGTTCTCCTTCCGCGCGTGCCGTCCCACGGTCTGCACCGAAACGCCGTATTCCTTCGCCAGCTGCATATAGGTATATCCGCCCGCCTCGTACTTCTCCCGCAGTTCCTCCCAGGGTGCCGCCGTCTTATGCATCCGCCTCACCTCCGACCACCTCATACGCCGCCAGTATCTGCGCCGCGAAATCTGCCAGGCAGCCCCTGCACACGTTCTCACCGCTGATCCGGTAGTATCGCTCTCCCCGCCGCAGCTCTCCGCCGCACAGGTCACACTGTCCGCACACCGCGTCCGTCCCGTTCTTTCTGTACTTCATATCCGTACCCCCTTATCAAGATCGTCTGCCCCCATCCCCGAAAAGCAAAAAAGTTGCCCGCAAACGGGCAACACCCCCCAAATTTTCCCCCAGCCTTCCACTTGAGGGGTTCGCGGTGTTGAATGACAGGCCGGTGGCCTGTCAGATCCGCGAACCGACCGACCCGCAGGGAGACAGGTGCC